TTTTTCTGGTGCTCTAGCTGAAATATAGCTAGTAAGCTGTGGAGTGTCTGCTAACATTTCTTCAGAAATTCTAAAGTATGTTCCAATTTTTCTAACATTGCTGTCAGATGCAGTCATATCAAAATCTGATTGTGCCAATGTAGCTCCCTCAGCAGCAGTTGCAGCACCATTTGAATATCCTGATTCTTTTACGAATCTAATAACATCAGAGCTAGTTGATCCTTGTGGGATTAATTGTCTAATGTGAACTGGTCGAGTTGGATCATATTTGTATCCAGCAACTCTATCAGCTGGGATAACTTCCCCAGTAAAGTCAGCACCAACAGTCATGTCAGCTTTAACTTCAAAAGATGCAGATCTTGAGTTCCCTTTTACAAGGTTTTCAATAGCACCATCATTTATTGACTTAATTAAGCCACCTTTGAAAGTTAGATTTTCATTAGCTTTTGCTTCAAGATTTTTCTTGTTAGCAACTTCCATTTGATCTAATCTCTCATTAAATTTGTTAGCAAGGTTTGAGATTTCGCTTTTAAGCATTTCATCTGCCTTACCAGTAGCACTTTCTAGTGCTTGTCCATGAGCTTTTTCCAATTTAGCATCTATAAGATCCCCAATTTGGTCAAGCTGTTTTTTTACATTTTCTTCCATTTTAGTAAGAATTATTTAAGATTATTTAACAAGTATTTATAAACATCAATCTCATGCTTGACTTCGACTGGCTCAGTAGTTTCCTCAACTGGCTGAGTAGCATTAATGAAATATGTTTTGAGTTTGATAATTTCGGATTCTAAAGCATATCCCATATCATCTGAGATATTGCCTTTTCTAATTAATTTACAGATATTATCATATCTTTTGTAAATCTGATCAATATTAGTTGTGCCTTTAACATCTAATATCTTAGCTTGATCATTTGCTGCTAAAGTAACAGCACTAATTTCATATAGTTTTACTTCCTTTATTTCTCTGTAATCACCTTTTTGTTCTTTAACTATTGGCATAATACCAACAGAGTTTTCAGTAATCACACCAGCTTTCATAAGCTCAATAACATCAGTTCCAAGTTGTGTTTTAGGTACTTCGGCAACAAATACTAAACCTTTGTCATCTTCATATAACTCCTTCATTTTACCTATTGGTTGCATCATATCATGTTGATATAAATACTTAACCCTTGAACCATTTTCTTGTATTGTCTTTTGATATGCTCCTTTTCTAATAATGTCTTGGTCGCTATCTTTATTATCAAAATAAGAACCATAACCTTTTACGATACCATTCTTTTCATCAAAATCAGAAATAATGTCGCCTAGAGGAGCTGCTTTATAAATAAATTCCATATACATATATTTTTTGTAAAATTACTAAAATAATTTTTAATCTTTTGTCAGCTCGTTGATTGCTAAACCAGCACCAATATTAAATAGTAGATTACTTGATGAGCTGGGTTGATTTGATTGATCTGGATAATAAATAGCTGAGCATCTACAATTTACCACATTTCTAGCTGAACCCTCACCTGGTCGCATCATAGCTTCGCCACCTACAATAAAAGAATCTTTGTGTTTTACCTTTTGCCCATTAGCAACAGCATGCCAATCTCTCTCCCTACCATCTAATGATGTTGACCATTCTTTAATTAAGTTTTCACCAGGAAAAACAGTTAAGGCACTTTGCTCAACTCCATAGTTTGCAGCTCTAGTAGTTTCTGTTCTAACTAATCTTTGAGCTTGGTATCTTGAATATTTAGTAAATTGTTTTTTTAGTATTCTCGCTTTTTGATCATAACCTAAACCCATAAACTCAGGATCAGCAAATAATCTTTGTGTTATTTTAATTAATGTTTTTTTTGCAGTTCCACTTACTAAAACAACATTTGTTGCTGCTACTTGTTTAGCATATAATCCAAATGCAGATTGCCATTGAGTTACATACTCTTTACTGCTAACACCTTTTTTTATGTATTTGTCAAAAGTTCTAGCATACCATTTAGCAAAATGCATTGATGTATCTTGATATAACTCATTATATAGTTTGTCAAAAAAATCAACAGTAAATAAATATTGATAGTTGGTGTTGCCAGTATTTAAAACTTTGTCAACACCTTTATTGTATTCAGTTTGATAGTATCTTGTAAATCTTGAGATATTTCTTTTTTCTGTTATTCTCCTTTGTTTTTCAAAAGCATCTCTCCATTTAGCATTGCTCATTTTTATTTATCGGATTTATAAGTTGCAACCTTTGGTGAAAAATCTTTTGGTTTTGCATCTTTTTTTATCTTAACTTTAATAACATTATTTTTTTTATCACTATCTTCAACAGCTATTGGTTGTGGATCTTCAATGTCAATATCATTGCCAGATGCTGGAATTAAATTAGCTGGGATATAATAGTCATCTAATATTGGGTTTTCCTCATCAGCTCCAAAACTCATTGCAGCTCTTTTTTCATTTGGAGTTAACCACCATGCCTTAGCCATTTGATCAACTACCTTTTCAGTTTCCTCTTGTAATTCTGGTATTGAACTATAATCAAACTCAATACAAAGTTTTTCACCATACTTAGGTGCTAACCATCTATTTAACTCATCAGCAATTTTATTTAACTCAGGAATAACACAATTTTGGTATAATGCCTTTTTAGCTTCTTTTACGTTATTATACGTTGAGCTTTCTGTATTATTTAAAAGTACAGCTGGTACAGAATAGATATTGCATAAATCTTTTATAGATGCATTGTATTGTTCAATTAAACTAACATCACTTGCATTTAATCCAAAGTTTACCCAAGATAATTTTTTTGGAGTTATAATTATATCACCAGCATTTTCAGCACCTTGAAAGTTTTTTCTAAACTTGTCTTTTAATTGTTGTGCTTGAACCTCATTTAAATCACCCTCATCACTCATTAACACACCCCTAGCTGTTTGGTTTTGTAAATATTTAACCCCAGTTTGTACAGCTTCATTATTTGTTGTCATTGATCTTAAACCAGCTCTAAGAGGTGATTGACCATAAAGGTGTGAACCAGATCCATCAAAGTAAGGATTAAAATCTTTTATATGGCATATTTGATCAGCTGGTATTTTATATTGCCCATTATACTCAATAGCATATTCTTTAACTGGTTGCATAATGCCACCAGATATTATTTCAATTAATTGACTAGGCATAACATACAACTCTTTGTATTTACCAGCACCATTGCCAGTTTCTGGAGCAATACCATAAATGTATCTGTTACCAGTTAATTTGCCAAAAGCTATAATTTCAGTAATCCAGGATGCATAAGATTGAGCTGGGTTTGGTCGATCTAACAATTTATGTAGATCAGTATCTTGTAATTCAACTAATGCTTTCTTTTTTAGATAATTTGCTTTGTGCATAACACCAGAATCTAGTGTGCCACTATTCATTGCTTTATATCTTTTATAATCATTATCATTTACCTTTTCATAAACTTGAAATGGTATTGATGATGCTGCTTTTGCTATAATGTTTATTAGTGAATATACAGTTGCATTTTTTCTGTATCCCTCATTAATGTAAGTTGTGTCGTTTTCTGGATTCCAAACTATGCTTTCTCCAAGCCAGTTATAAATAGCTTTGTTATATTCTTGTGCTGTTTGTTGAGCATTTTTGGTCAATAGGTTTCTGAATCGGTCAAAGAATGATGCCATTAAAATAAAATTTTATGTAAAAATACAAAATAATAAATTCTTTTATTATACAACGAAAAAGTCATTTCTGTTTTTCCATCTTGAATAAACACAATATCGAATACTATCCATCAAATGGTCGTTCTGGTTAGGTTTTGGTTTATTGATTATTGTGCCATCTTTTAACTCATCATACAAATAAGATAGTTGCTCTTTTAATATATTACTTGATTCCTCGCTAACATATATCTCAAACTCTTTTAATAAACTGATCCCAGCATTTATACTCCCTTGACCTTTTACAGCTGGTTTTGCCCATACTGACATTTGCCTTAGTTCCTCTATACTTTTTGGCTCAGCACTATCACAATACATTAGCATATCATTTAGCTTTTGTTCTTTTAAAAAGTTTGCAATATCTCGGTTTGTCATTCCTTTTTTATACATTAATTCATGTATGTATAATTTATCATTGTGCCTACCAACTTTTACAATAGCTAGATTATCTTGGCTAAATCCAAAATCACAACCTAACACCTCATCATCAATTTCTGGAAAATCTTTGTATGGTATATAATTCCAGTTTTTAAATATTTGCTTTTCGCTAAATACTGCTCTTTGTCCCTCACCATATACTCGCCAATAATCTGGATCTCTCTCTCTTATTCTTTCAATCTCATTAATTAACTCTTTTGGTAAAAATTTATTGTCCTTGTATGTAGATAAAAAAAGTTCAGCATCATCTCTCTCAGCTAAATCATACAGATAGTGTATTGGATCAGATGGGTTGAAATCAATAAATATTTTTTGCCTGGTTCTCATTACTAGTTGTTGATAATCTTCAAAAAACAATTCATTACCCTCATTAATCCATAATATGTCTCTTGATGAACCTCTTATCTTTTGTGCATCATCGGCTGAAAACATTTCTAAAGTATGCCCATTAAATTCAAATGTGTTTTCTGACTTGTTATGAACCCCAAGCCAATAAATACCTAATTGCTTAGAAATATGCAGAAAATCCCTTAAAACCGATCTTTTGAGTGCTGGGAGTGTTTTTCTAACTATGCTAATTGTCAAAGGTTCTTTTTGAGTTGTCATCAAGTACAAACAATATTGCATTAAGCTCCAAGATTTACCAGATCTTGTGCCTCCTTGAAATATGTTTAATCTTTTATCAGAGTTTACAGCTTCATAAAATTGTTTGTTGCAATACTCTTTTACTTTTTGTCTTTGGCTGGTGTCCATTCAATTAGTTTGCTTTCAATAGAGCCATCATGTTGTATTTCTTGTCTTTCAACATAACCTCTTTTTTTTCCTTTTGTTTTTAGAAGGAATATTGTAGCAGTTGTGTTCCCCTCTTGTATTTGCTTATGTAGTTGGCTTTCAGCAAAATCTAAAGCTACATTTTGTAACTCATCAACTTTTTTCTTAAACTCCTTGTCTTTGTTGTAGTAATCATAATAAGTTGCTCGATTACATCCAACCTTTTTACAAGCTGTTGTAACAACACCTAAAGACAACTCTAGAGCTTCTAGTAAGTTCTTTTTTAGTGTGTTGGTTTTGTTGGTTCTTTTCATGCAACAAAATTACATAAAAAAAAGGGAGATTAACAAACCCCCCTTGTCTACCTAATGCCAATAGCTTCCACCTGGCTTTTTATATTAGGTTTTTATTAGTAAGCATATTGTTCGTTTATTTCTTCTAATTTATCTTGTGCCTCATTGATAGTTTCAAAAAAAGTTTCTTCACCTGTTTCAAAATCGGTAACAAGATATTCGACATCTTGACCAAAAGAACTAACAAGAGTAATGTTGTTTTCTAAAGCTATATATACATAGCCAGAATTTTGATTGAATCCTACTTCAAAAATATCCTCTCTAGAACAATTTTCAGAGTATGATTCCCATAATTTAGATAATGATTTTGCTTCTAAGTAAGCTGGATTTTCAAGGTTAACGTAATTCATAATTGTAATGTTTTAAATTCTATACAAATATAAAAGATTTTTTTTAATTACAAAAATTTTTTTTACTTTTTTTTAGTTTACTCTATACCTTTAAATGCTTTTAGAGGGTAAAAAACTAAAGTATTTCTATACCCATCTTCAAAAGTTGGTATAATTGGAGTAACACCATGCACATTTCTCCATGCTGGATATACTAACATTGAATTATCAGCACTATTTACAGTAGCACCATAATCAGGTACAGTAGTATGACCACCAGTTGAGTTTTTTCTTTTTGCTATAATAACATTAGCACACCCTACAAGGTTACCAGCATCTCTGTGAAAAGGTGCTGGAATATTATAATTTGAAATACTACTAGTAAACAAGTTTCCAAATCTCCATTTTTTACTTACGTTTTCTGATATAATGTTTTTTTGTTCTTTATATAAATTTGGTGTTATTTCTTTTATTATTTTTTCGCTCTCTAAACACAAAAGCAACATAGCTTTTATAAATGTTTGTGCTGTTTTTACATTATGCACACTACTAATAGTAGCATATGGTCGCCTCATATGAGGTTTGGGTGGCACACTTCCTATGATTGTTGAATATTGTAAAACTTCTTTATCTTCATTGCCATCACCAAACCCACTTGATCTTTTCATTACACTTTTGGGTACTCTTTTAGATCTTAATTCTTTATCTGCAATATCAGCTAGTTGAGCAGCTTTTTTATAATTTTTTGACAAATCAGCTATATAGAAACCTATCGGCTCACCCTCAAAATAAAATATACTATCTTCTGTAACATTAGGTTCAATAGTTCCACATATATCACCTACTTTAACATTGTGTTCAATTTGTTTTAAATCTACTTTTTTCATTTTCTAGTTTTTCAATTAATAATTTACCTACATATATTTTATTCTCTCTAAACTCTTTTACTAAGTCGAAAGCTCTTTGATAATCTTCTGCATCAAAAGGTATTTGTAATGCTTTTTTAACATTGCCAGTCATTTCATCTAGTTCGCCACCTAAATCAATATCATCTAAAATAGAATAATCTGGATTTTTATCAAACTCAGGTAAGTGTAAACCCCAGTCATTTAATAATTCAGTATTCCATTCATTAGCTAACATATCAAAATCCCAATCACCGAAACCTACATTATCTTTTATTATAAATTCTTTTTTTTGTTTTTCTGTCCAACCCTCTGCTGTATCAATCCAAACCTCTTTTATTCCAGCAGCTTCACATGCCTTCAACCTCATATTGCCACCTAAAACAACCATTTTTTCATCAACTATAATTGGTCGCTTTTCAAGCATTTCTGGAAATTCTTTAATAGATTTTACTAATTTTTTAAACTTGCCATCTCTAATATATCTTGGATTATTAGGATTTGGCTTCAATTTTTTTATGCTAATTTTCTGTATCATGTTTGCTGTGTTTATTATACAAATATAAGTTTAAATCCCAAATTTTGCTAGATGCAATGCTTTGATTCTCATATGTATGAGGTGATCTTGTTATTTGACCATTATTATCAATCTCAACATAACATTCTTTTTTAAACCTTATAGGTACTATATAGATTTTTATATTATGTTCTAAACACCAGGATTTTGCTTTTAAATATTTGTTCATTCTGTACCAGATATTATGTCTTTTTTACTTTGATTTTCAACTAGCATTGCAAAACCTAAAAACAAATAGTTTAAAGCATCTGCATATCTACTATCAATTGGCTCAGCTTGATGCATATGTGGATCACCAGCATGGCTTAAAATAGCTTGAATGTGCTTATTAAAAAACACTGCCCAAACTTCCATAGGTGTTATACCTATATTTTCAGCAGTTGATTTAAAGTTATGTAATACATCAATACTTTTGTTTGTGTATTCTGGTTGTTTAGCATTCATTATATCTAATGCTTTTTCTAGGATATATTTTTTTGTTTTAATAAATTCTTTTTGGTTCATAATATATTTAATTTAATTTTATTTGCTATTGCCTCAACAACATCAACAGTTACAGCATTTCCACACATTTTATATCTCTGAGAATCAGATATTAAACCTTTTTCCATACCATACTTTGTCCAATTATCAGGGAAACCTTGTAACCTTTCACATTCTATTGGAGTTAATCTTCTAATCTTACCAGTAGCTTGATTTATTTTATTTAAGCTAGAAATATACTCACTAGAACTACCTTGCCTACCAATAGCTTCAGTAAGACAATTGTGTGTTACTTTTTTTTTATTTGTAAATACACCCATATTACAAGCTGTATCTAATGTTTGTGATTGCTTTTTACCCACCCTACCTCTTTTGGTCATAGAACCAGGAAAAGCCAAATTTATTGAATCACCTATACTAGCTTCCTCATAACCTATTTTAGTTCCAGATGTTACTTTTATTTTTTCTTGTGAAATTTTGTTACGTTCACTAATGTAACTTCCTTGACTCGTTGCTGCTGCATATCTTGTTGTGATTGTAAGTGAGTTTGGGTTGGCTCTTGTTTCATTAATCTTTTTATTGTTTTCTGAGATAGGAAATATTTGTCCTCTACATTCTTTTGTAGAATATCCAACAAGGTAGATTCTCTCTCTATTTTGGGGTAAAAACCAGCTTGTATTAAGCAATTGCCATTCAAGTCGATAACCCCCAATGTTGGCAAAGGTTTGGATAATTGCCCAAAAGTCATCGCCATTGTTTGAGGAGAATGTTCCTTTAACATTTTCCCAGATAAAAACACTAGGTCGGCATTCACCGATGAGTCGTATTGCTTCACTAATAAGGGAGCTTCTAGCTCCTTGCATACCCCTACGTTTTCCAGCCAAACTAAAATCTTGGCAAGGTGATCCGAAAGTGATAAGGTCAATTTTTGGGAGTTGTCCTCCTCGAACATCTGTAACTGATCCGACATATTTACTATTTTTAAAGTTATTTTTATATACATCAATTGCATACTTGTCAATTTCTGAGAAATAAGATTCAATCTCATACCCAGCTTTTTCAAAACCAAGATGAAAACCACCTATTCCACTAAATAAATCTAATTGTTTTAATTTCATAATTATTAAAATGGTACATTATCTTTTATTACTTGTATTTTCTTTTCACCTTGAAATATCTCTTTATAAATACCCCCATTTTCAAAATCTGGAGCTATCTCAAAATCACCTAATTGTCCATTCTCTTTTCTTTTGACTTTTTCCACATGAACTCTAACTACATCACTTTTATATTTAGTTCTTTGCCCTATACACCTGTATGCAATCAAACCATTATATGCTTTATTAAAAAAGTCAGCACTACCAGAAATATCATAAAGAGTAGGTTTTTTATATACACCACCCTCACTTTCAATTTTTCTAGGATGTGCAACTAAAAATAAATGAGTGTTTGTTTGTTGACAAAATTGTGTTATTTGACTTAGTATTTTGCCTATATAACTATGATCTCTTTGTGCTGAGTGGTCAAGCATATTCCAGGGATCTATTACACATACATTTATACCTTTTTGAAATACAAGCTCTCTGAATGCATTTAAAATGCCTTTTAAGGTTAAGTTTTCTAAATCAATCTTAATCCAAAAAAAATGATCTTCAATAAAATCTTTAGTATTGTTTAGATCTTCACTATTACAATTCTTTTGATTTAATTTATTAGAAATTCTTTTTATGTGTCCCTCATAAGGAAAACTCTCAGGTGAAAACATTGCACATCTAAAATCATGTTCTAGTGATATATTACAAAGTATTTGATCTAATATATCTGATTTACCACTATTTGGAATACCACTAACAACTGTCCACTCACCAAATGCCATTTTAAAATAATTATCAGATCCTGGTAAACCTATTGAATAATTAGTAATCCCATTTTCATTATAATTTAAAACATCTTGCCAAATGTTATCTAAATTTAAAACACCCTCAAGTGGAAAATCTTTAGCTTGTTTTATGATATTTCTAAGTGTCTCAGCTCCCTTTTCAATTAAAACCTCATTGGCATCTTTATAATCACCAAACTCAACATACTTACATCTATATTTTCCAAATCTTCTAGCAAGTTCATTTCTAAGTTGCAAACCAGCATCATCATTATCAGTACAAAGTATTATCTCTTTTTTATCTTTAAAATATTGGTAGCAATTATCTAAGTATTCTAATTTTTGTGAACCTTTACTAGCACCATTTGGAACACTACATACACTATACAATCCAGCTTCATGTAAACTTAGTGCATCCATTTCACCCTCAACTATATAACATTTATCTAGTTCTTTAATATTATCAATGCCATAAAATATAAGTTCAGCTCCAGAAACTAATTTAAAATTCTTTTCCCCATCTCTATATTTTACATTTACAATTTCATTGTTTCTATAATAATTAAAATTTATACATCTACGTTTAGCTTGAACTTGTGGCATATATTCTAATGATTCACCAATTTTCCAATGAATTAAAGTTGGCTCAGTTATGCCTCTATTGCCAAACCATTTAATTACTCTCTCGGCAATGTTGGAATTTACTTTAGGTGGTAAAACATACTCAACTTTTTTCTTAAACTTAATACCTACATTGCCACCCCATCCACAATGATGACAATTATACAACCCCTCATCAATATTTACTGAAAGGCAATCATCTGTTTTATTTTTTCTAGTATGTGAGCATTTTGGACATTTGGTTTTTACAGATCCTTGAGATCTTTTTAGGTTAATACCTAGAGCCAACAAGTCATTATAGTGATTCATAAATAAAAAATTTCTTTAAATATAAAAATTAATTTTAAATATTTAATAAAAATAATAGTTCTTTTTTTGTTAAGAGATTACTTTTTTCAATAACATAGGATTTAACCCTAGTCATTTTTTTATTACAATCTTGAAAAACAATATTGTTTAAACTAAAACCCTCAAAAGTATAGTTTGGATAATTACAAGTAAACAAGGCAAATATTTTACAATCAGTATTTGCATATTCTGGAATCATAAGTGGATGATCTTTTCTATTTACTTTTACATCCACAGAATGTCCTAACCATTGGTGATCATAATCATCTGTTTTTAAAACTTTGCTAGTATTATGTATTTTAAAATCTGGATATAAATTGTTTTCCCTTGCAAATATAAACTCACCACCAAAACCAACTATGTTTAATTCAAGCATTGATTTTTCATTAACTGTCTTTGATCCATCCCAACCAGTTTTAATTTTATTGTTATGCCTTTGCTCAGCCGATAGCTTAACAATGGCTTGTTCGTATTTATCAAGAGTGTATATTTTACCTATTTTCATAACCCACAATAACCAGAATCACATTCATTAAATTCATTGTCAAACAACTCAATTTGATTGTCCCATTTTATTATATCACTAAATGATAAATTTTTTGATTTATACCAAACATCCTTTTCATGTTTAATTTTTTCTTTAGATGCAAACCATTCAATTTTATTAGGATGTTTATTATGCATTTTTTTTATAAGTAATGGGTGTTTATGAAAACAACCAACACAATTATTCATCCATGCAAATCTTACTGGTTTATTTTTCCAAAACTCAACAATTGTATCTTTAAACACATTATCTTTTATTAATGGAAATACTGGTTTTTGCCATTCTATTAAACCCCATTTATTTTGTGTTTTACGTTTACCAATAATAGCTTTCATTTCTAACAAACCATTTTTATTTGTTTTTTCTAAAGTTCTTTTAGCTCTTCTTTTTTCATTAGCTCTAAAACCTAAATTAAATTTGGCTGGTTTATTTATATTTCTTTGCCACCATTTAAACATTGGAACAAGTTTCATTTGTGTTGTACAAAATCTTCTTAATGGATCTGGCAAAGTTCCAGCACTATCTAAAACCTTTTCAAATGTTTTACCAGTTACCCAATCAATTTTTTCACCTATATATTGTTCAAGATCTAACATTGTATAAATAATCATATCATCTTCAAGTGTACCTATAAACTCTAAACCTAGTTTATCAGAAACTATTTGTCTTGTTTTTTTGTCAGGAAAAATACATTTAACATCATTTGTTCTAACTAAAGCAAAAACATTATGATCTGATTTATAATTAGCTGCTATATAACTAGATGTTTTGCCACCACTAAGACAATTAACTAATTTCATCTTATAAAGTTTTTTAGTTCTGCAATCTCATCTTTATTTAGAAATTGTGATAAATTAAATTCATTGAGTTTATTGTATTTAGTTATAGCACCTAATCTTTCAGAGCCATCTGGATCACTATATAATTTATATTCTTGTATGCCTTTTATTTTATAATAACATTTTGGCTTATTGTATTTTTTATTGTTTTCAATAAATCTATGTATATACATAATACCATTTTTATCATGGTTTCTAATTTTAGTTAATGTCAGAAAATTATTTTTCCAAAATTCACTTTGTCTAGCATTTTTAACAGCTAAATAAATTTCATCTAAACTATACTTATCAATGCGAACACATCTATCTAAACACACTTTCCATTTTTTAATTTGTGCATCAGTTTTTGGATGATACCTAGAATCAAATAAAGCAACAAAATGAGGGAATGCTTTTTGCATTTTCTCAGTTTGTGTAATATTACTCTTTATATTATTATTATTATATATAATATTACTTTGTGGTTCATTTTGGGGTTTCGGTTTTTGGGGTTCTGGTTTTTGAGTTTTCGGTTTTGCTTTTAGTATATAGTTATAACCTTTAAATTTGCCTTTGTCAGTTACTCTTTTTCTATTGACATAACCAGCATCAATTAGCTCATTTAACTTTCTACCAATAGCACCTTTAGATTCTTTGAAATGCCCACAAATAAATTGTATTGTTATTTCTTGTTCAGCTGTGTGAGAAAATAAATAAGCATACAAACCAGTAGCACCAACTGAAATACCTTTGTCCCTAAATATGTAGCTAGGTATAATAGTAAAGTTGTCAAACTTTTTAGGTTTTAAAATCTTATTGTATTTCATAAATAAGTCGCTAAGTAATAAAATTATTGTTTGTCAACCAAACCTTTAATTCCATCACAAAATGTTTTTAGCTCTCTAAAAGTGTCAAAAAATTGATTGTAAGTTATATCGCCATCTTCATACATAAACCAAAGCAGCTCCATTAAAAGATCAAACTCAGCTTCACTTGCAACCCCTATAAACTTATAATCATATTTAAACCCATCTGAGCTAGATTGTGTCCATCTTACCTTTTGATTTTCTTCCTCAAAATATATTTTTTTTGATCTAGCCATTATTTGTTATTAAAATATTTATCTATAATTTCAATGCATTCATCTAAATTATTACTCCAAACAGCCACCCAATTGTTGTTTTCAAGCTCTTTAAGCCACTTTTTTTGATTTGGTGTGGGTTTGTTATACCCAGCTTTTAATTCAATGGCTAAACCATTCTTAGTTTCGTTTGGTTCAAAAATCATTATGTCAGGAATACCAGGTTTTGTGCCTAAGTATTTCATTTTGTATTGTTCAAAGGGAGTTCTTTTGCCCTCATTAGCTACATGAGTAAATAATGTTTTTGGATATTTTAAACCTATATATCTCATAACTTGGTTCTGCAATACATCTTCTTTACCTAAATACTTAGCAAATGGATTCCTTTTCATAAAGTTTTTTTACAAAATTAAAAAATATTTAGTCAGTATCAGCCATTATGTAAATAACTCTTTTCATTTCTTGATTCTCTTGAAAGATTTTTTTATACTTTCTGTCTAGCTGTTGTAATCTAGTTTTTAAATGTTCGCATTGCATTAAATAAAAATTATGATCACTTACTAGCTTTTCAATTGATTTACCATTCTCTGTTTCAATATGATTTTTTTTTGCCTCTTTCACAATTTTATTATATAAATTATTCCTAACAATATCATGCTTAATAATATAAGGCAATTCTCTTAAACTATGCATAACAGTTGCATGATTCTTGTTAACCGATTTGCCAATTTTTGCAAAGCTCATCTCACCAAATTTTCTACATAAATAATAATAACAAGATCTAGCAAATACATAATCAAACTCTCTAGTAAGTTTATCTATTTTTAGATTAGTATGTTTTTCAACTATCTCCCTGTATTTTTCAGCTTTAGTATTATAATATATATGATCCATCTTTGTCGTATTTATACCAATGATAACCTGGCATAATACCAGATTCTAAATAAAGTTTCCATTTTGAAAATGCCTGTTTGTATGCATTTCTGCCAAACTCAATAATCTCATCACTTAAAGTGTAAACCTCAACTGTATAAGGATGAGTTGTTGTAACTGCTATAAATTTAAAAGTATCGACACCACACATATCCATATAAAATGCAGCTTGTAAGTGATATGCCCACTTATAGATATCTCTTTTAAATGCTTCTGGTGAATTGTCTTGACAAGTTTTAACATCACTAATAAAATTGGATATTCTATTAATGCAATCTGGTCGCACCCTAACATCAATACCCTCATATTGTGTATAGTGAGATAATTCAATTTCACCTTTACAGTATTTTTGAGCTAACTCATGTTGCCTAAAATTGCCAAGAATAGATTTAATTATTTCATGTGTGTCAGATTCTAAAATAATTTTACCATCAGCTAATTTTAATTGCTTTTCATATTCCTCTTTTCCAGCTTTAGTTCTTTTGTTAATTTTTTCAATGACATGATAAATATCATAAAAATCATCTGGCTCTAGTAATGCTTGATGAACAGCAGTTCCTAATGCCATTGCTGGTGTTTCTTTAAATTGTTGATTGATTAAATGATATACAGATTTTTTATATATCGTTTTTAAACCACTTGCACTTATGCTATCATGCGAATGGTATTGATCGTTACTATCTTTAATTACTTTCATAAACTTGTACTCTTTGTTTAACATGCTTTTGTATTGCTTTTAATAAATCTTTTTTTTCTTGTTCGGTTTCCAAAGATTCTGGTAACCTCATCCACCAATGTGTTGATTTATTTGGAAAAAATATGTCCTTAA